TTTCTTAGAATCTACCTGCCTTAGCAGCCTCTTCAACGGAAACTGAAACGCTCTGAAAATCCGCTTAAATACTGGATTGTTCAATTTATTTGTGTATTACCTGTGTATTTCTAAATCTACTTATAATATAAACAACTTTTGTTTTTTATTTTCTACACAAGTTATTTACTCTTAATAAGTTTACCTCTTTTCAGCAAATTAATCAACTTCGTATTCTGTGATGCGCCACCTTTGTAATTTTTAATGCCGTTTAAAGTTGCAATTTTCTCCCTGTTTTTCTTCGAAGAATTGATTTTTAATGATTTCAGGGCATCTACAATCGAACTGGATTTTCCACGATATTTAGGATAATATACAGTCTTTGTCTTAGCCGGAGTTTTCTTAGTCTCTTCAACCTTTTTACTCGTTGGCTCTTTATACACTACATTTAAGTCAAAATTACCAGAGTTGCCAGTCGAAATGACTTTCGGAAACCTACCAGAGCTAGTATACTGCCATGCAATATTGGCCGCGTCTGGCTTTTTCTCCTGATCTGGTGCAGTTGCAATCTGCATACGTTTGTTTGAGTTGTAATATCTTGCAATCCACCAATTGTTACACTTTACGAGTTTTCTATCAATATGTTCGTTGTAATAACTCATGCCGGTGTAAACGCCGAACAGATAACCTCTCTTCTCTACAACCTGCTGTGCAGCGTTAATAATCTCGGCAATCTTTGTTTTGTTTAACGATGCCTGTACCTTATCCTCGATATCAAACCACACGCCATACTCAAAGTGTGTTTTATCAATTTTATCAAGAATATCACAGACAAGCTCCATGTCGCTTTTAGCCTTTGTCGCTGTAGTTGCGTAAGAGTAATTATATACTCCCCAGGCAATTTCGTTCTCGTTGCAAGCCGCATAATTCTCGTTGAACTTTTTATCTCTGTTCAGATCTTTTCTGATGATTTTTAAGATAGCACCTTGGCAGCCGTATGTCTTCGCTTTTTCCCAGCTTACGACTCCGTTATAACTCGATACATCAACTAATTTTCTCATGCCTATTCCTCCTTACTTTCCTGTGGCATCTCGTCTGTCATATCGCTCAATGCCTCTTTAATGTGTTCTTTCAATTTTTTCGGTACTGGCAGTCCACATAATGTCATATTTTTTAAAATAGAAACGGCCTCATAAAGAACAAATAACAGGCAGAAAAATTCGCATACACCTAATTTTTGAATACCCAATAATTTTATGTACTGCTCCGGAATCATAAAGAGCATATTAATGTGCATGATAATGTCTACAAGCATCAGTAAGCCTACACTGAGCAGCATAGCCGCCTTTCTGATTGCTCCGTCAATTCCTACGCAAGAATTAAACTTATGTTCTTTAATCGCCCGGAGCACTCCCAAGATAGTGTCTAATACGACAGCGATTAATAAAATTTCAAAAAATGAATTTCCTGTAAGTAATTTCAACGTTTCCTGAATCATAATCTTCCCCTCCTATTTCTCAGCAAAAACTAATACATTACTCCATCTTCCATAGTATTTTCCGTACAGTGCCCGAACTCTTACATAGTATTTTCCATGCACCATTTCACAATCATCTTTCTTGCAATCACACTCAAAAGCTGCCCAATGGGCTTTTGGGCTTCCGGAAAATTTATATATGTAAGTCTTTGTCTTGTTTTTAAATTTCGGGTCTCTCGAAAATTGATTCTCGAATCCGGTTGCCTTTTTCGCAGGGGTCCACTTGTACTCTATGACTCTCCTATCTTTTTCACTGTCGTATTTGTTCTGCACTGCTGTTGCCTTAGGCCGTGGAGATACCGCTGCATAAATCATGTTTCTATAATCATTTCTACTAACAGTCCTTGCTGAAACATTTGACGGAATAATCATTCCGGCTACAAGCAGCATTGCTAACATTAAACATAATTTCTTCTTCATAACTTTTCCTCCTATTTTACAATTACTACGCCTCTGTATGTTTTGTTCGTACACCTTCGTACATTTTCTTTCTCAACAGTTACTACACTTTTCTTTCCGTCTGAAAAACGATAAATCTTACCCGATTTGTTATCTCTCAACAAGGCAACTGTGTGAATCGGATTTCCCTCTTCAAACAGGACCATATATCCTTTTTTTAATTTCGTCTTTAATTGTTCGACCGTTAAGGACTTATGATACATTGCCGGCTTCCCTGGGCAGATCATATTGATTCCCCTCGCAATTTCTGTGAGCGGATACTTTGCGCCGCATTTCAGTTTTCTTCGAGCGTACTGCAATGTCTGCTGCATATTTTTCTTAACGCCCTTATAGCGTAAAGCCATATAAAAAGCGACAAGGCTACAACCATGTCGCTTGATAAAATCCGTTTTAAAATTATGCTGTGAAGGGACCGGGATAATCCGGCCGTTGTCTAAGATAACCTTCCACGGAAAACGCTTTTTTGTTTTTTTATCCTTATTTGCTACTATTTTCATTTAGATCACCCTTGCAAATTGCTATTTTACTCCACCGGCCGTGGTATTTTCCGAATACGGGACGGATGCGGATGTAATAATTTTGATGAATATGTGCGCACGGTTCGTCATTTAAACTGCACGTGTATTCCCTCGTTGCACTACCCCAGTTTGGACCACCTTTCTGATTATGCACATCTTTTTTAAATTTTTTATCCGGTGAAATCTGGTGCTCGTACCCTGTCGCATTTTCCAAATGCGTCCATTTATACATAAATTTTCGTTCATTTTTTCCAATTGTGTTGTAGCTGATAGAAATTTTTATCGGCTTATGTGTCACAGCCCGTACAAAATTTTTATAGTTTTCTGTACGATTGTAATTCACCGTTCTAGCAGACGTATAAACCGGAAATAACAGACAGCACATCATCATTACACATAAAATCATTCTCTTTTTCATAACTCTTCTCCTTTATTTTTCTGAATTATCAGTTACCAATTCCTCAAAACCACTGTCAATCAAAATTTCTTTCACTTTTTCTTTTAACAGTCTCGGTACATCCTTGTACTCTTTTTTTCCTAGCATAATCTGCTGCGCCCATAACATCGCCATCATTTCTTTACCTCTACTTTCTTTAATGTAAAAATATGTTAACAGTTTTAACATTACTGATAGACTAACTCGCTCATTTCGAGCAGGCATTCCTTCAGCATGTTGTTTTCTTCTTTTATCTCTGCAATCATTTCCAGTGCTGTTTTCTCTCTTTCCGGTTCATAGTCTAAATATTTCGCCGAATCAGCAGCAATCATCTCCTGCGTAATCATAGATGAATCAACATTAAATTCGTTCATGTCATAGCGAAACTGAACAAATTCATTTTCCTCGCATTTCTGCGTGACTTCTTCAACGGAATTTAAATCATAGATAAATACATCCGCCGTGCCATCTGGAAGCGAAAAATAATCATAGCTTTTTGTCAAACGGCTGGTAAAATAGCCTTTGCTTCGCATCTAATCACCTCTTTTGCTCTGTTTAATGTTCTTTTTATGTTATATTTCCTCGAAATCATCACTGAATCAGAATTTTTAACCATGCCGTTACGGGAGATTATCTTATTTGCTACATTTCTACACATTGTTCTCGCTTTATTTTTATATCTCACAAGCAATCTCCTAATTCTTTTCCAGTTCCTTTTTCTGATTGTTGTATGTGTTCTCGTGATTTTATAGCCCATCATGTCGATTGTTTCCGAACCTCTATGATAATTATTCTCGCTCTTAAATCGTATCCCTAATTTTCTTTTCAGAAAATCATGTAGCATTTTGCGTGCCTTCTTTAGATTTTTAAGATTTGGTGAAAACAAAATAATATCATCCATATAGAAAAGCTTCTTTGAGATCATATTAATTCGCTTCCCTCTTCGGAGTGTGTAACAATGATTATCAATGTAGTGCCAGGCGTATGACAGATAGTAATTTGCTAAATACTGACAGAGATACGAGCCGATACACAGCCCTTCTTCGTATGTATCTAAGAGGCGATAGATAACTTTCAAAATTGCTTCATTCTTAATATCCCTTGCAAGCAATTTCTTTAACCTGTCACGCGGGATGCTCGGATAATAATGATAGATATCCTCTTTGCAGTAATACTTTGTTGCTGACTCTTCCTTTCTTATCCATCGCTCTATTGCTTTCTTGCCGAAGATTTGACCTCTTCCTTTCATGCTTGCGCATTGATACGGTCCGATTTTTGCATTTAACATCGGTTTAATCGCATTAATCACGATGTAATCATAAACCTGTTGTTTAATGCTTGCGATGCCGATTCTTCTCTCTTTCCCACTCGCTTTATCAGTTCGATTCTGATAATGAATTTTTCTAAGAGGTATACAATTATTATTGATCTCCTCTAATAAGTCCTTAGAGATTACAGGAAAGAGGGTCTTTTTAACATTCTTTCTCGCTTTAGTATCGCTATATACATAGTGACGGATTGATTTTGCCGCATCGTGTAGGCTTTTATCCGTCATTTTATGACGAATAGCATATCCCGCAAGGAAATAAGCTACATCCTTACGCCTCCATCTTCTTTTTAAACAATCACTTAAACATTTTCTTATGTATTCTTCCGTGAATACAAAATTTTTGCAAAACCGTTTCATTTACATCCTTTCGTTGTATAGCATAGACTTTCATTTCTATTACTAGCCTACCGGTTTCATATACAATTTTTAGACTACAACTTTAGTTGAGCCTAAGGAGCTTTCGCTGTCCTGCCAAGGTACGAAATACGTGTCAAAAGTTATTTTAGATGTATAATTTTTTCGAATTGCGACCGCCGATATTCCACCTGCAGTTCCCAAGCCTGTTGTTCAGATTCAGGTAGAACAGCCCGCAGGTATCCCTGTTCCTGAGATTGCCAAACGACTGGAGCGGTGCTGACACGCAAACCCTAGTTAATGATGGGAGGAATCCCCTCTTCCTTGCGGAATTCACCCCTCTTGTAAAACCGCGTTGACAGAAAGGCGACCGCCGATAAACCACCCGCAGCCCCCAAGCCCGCCGCCCAGACTCAGGCAGAACAGCCCGCAGGCATCCCCGCCCCAGAGAACGCCAAACGACAGGAGCTCCCTTGTTTCTCCAACACCACCACTTAGATATATCGCGTCGCCGCACCCTTTTGAGCTACCGCTACCACTTTCTCCACAGCTTGCTGCACATAGATATCCATTCTTAAAATTTAAATGTGTAATATAGTTCCATGCGTTTTTACTTGTTATGCTAATCTCCGATAACTTAATATAGCCTGCTTGATTCTGTTTAGGAGTCGTTACCGCCTTTGTTGCATCTGCTAATCCATAAATCTCGCATGTGTTATCGCCAGTAATGATGCTAAATCCGGACATAATCTCATAGATACCCAGCTGCATCTCGATGCCCTGAAAAACAATAGGATATCGTCTGTTTGTGAGGCCTGCGACCGTAGGACAAGGGCTTCCTGTTCGTCCTTTCACATCCTTATTAAATCCGGTTCTCCAGTGCATCGAGGACATGATACATCTTAATTGTGTATCTCCAGATTCCTGATGCACCGTTGAGAATGCATCACAATCAAGATAAACCGCCTTGTTGTTATCATCTAATGTCTCAATTTTTAAAACCTTAACATCAAATGCAATCTCATGAATTCGCTTATCATATCTATCGTTAGAACGGCTTGAACCGCTCATATATTCGTGCCCGACAGATACATAGCTTCCGATTTCAATGCTGGAGGCCTGCGAATTTGTAACAGGAAAATAAGTATGTAACTCATCGCTTTCAATCGAGGCAACAAACTGAAAACCATTACCAGTGTATCCCGTCATTGTTTTATCACTGCTGATATCTCCGAACATCAATAGCCATGTGGTCTGGATATATCCATTATCTAAAAATGTAGCTAGCGAATAGTACTTTCCGCGCTTCTTCATACACGCAATGCTATCATTCATTGAAATAGTTTCTGTTGTAGAATCACTCGTTCGGAATGCACAGCGTTTATTCGGCTGAGAATGTAATAAACCATCATCACCTGTAACAAGCGGATATTTCGCGATCAGGAAGAAAGGATTCTTTGTCCCGTCTAAGTTGTATGCTAATTTGTTTAATTCGTATCCCTCACGAGGGGTAAAGCACCGGGAATATCTCATGTATCCATTGCCGAGATTAGACCATTTCTCGTAGAAAGCAAGTCCGCACACAAATACGTCTGCACTGCCTGTCTCTGAGAAATTATCATCCCCCTTTACTGCTGTGATTTTTTTGATTCCGTTATCATCCACAATAGCATTTACATCGATCGTCTTAAACCATGGAAGTTCCTCGTAGTCATTTTGACGATGTTCTGTGGCTGTAGAAGGCAGCGCAATAAGTCCAGCGTTATCATCCGATTTAATCCCTGCGCTACCCTGCGTTGTCTCCCAGAGCGGAATATCAATTGAATACACTTTATCCGTGTAGGCAAGCAAATTAAACATTGTATTGATTCGGTTAATGTCGCTTAAGAACGGTTCCGCTACTTCCTGAATTGCTGTTTTCTGTTTATTACCCTCATCAGTAACTGCTTTTACTTTTGTATCCCCTGCGGTATTGACTGCGTTTTTCTGGCTTGTGCCGGCCGTGTTAATCTCGTCTGTTTTTTCTGTTGCAAGCTCTTTAATGTTTTTTACAGCAGTGTCTTTTTTTGTTTGTAAATCATTCAATGCTTGAGAACTTTTTGTGTCAAATTCGGTGTTTATTTGTGTCATGCTCGTGACTTTCTCTTCTCCGGCGGTTGTTACAGATTTTAACTGCTTTGCTCCTTCCGACGTTACCGCCTGCGTTGCTTCGGATTTAGCTGTAGAAATATCAGAAATCGCCTGCGTTGCTGCGGTTCTTACACTTTCTGATGCTTTTTCCGCTGCATCTTTTGCCGAGGAGGCATTATTAGCAAAAGAGGATGCCGAATTTGCCGCAGAGGTTGCAGCACTTGCAGCTGATGCAGCCTCTTCTGCAGAACTCTTTGCCGCCTGTGCAGAATTTTGTGCACTAGATGATGCAGATGCTGCAGCACTTGCAGCCGACTTGGCATCCCTAGAACTACTCTCGCCTTGATTCTTTACTACATTTACCGCGGAGGTTCTCTCCTTGACAATTGCTGCCTCTGCCTCAGAGATTTTCTCTGCAACATGTGTGTCAAATCCGATTACCTGGGCATTTATGTTATCCTCTGACGTTTTAGCCGCTGTCCTGGATACCTCAGCGGACTGTGCGTAGCCTGCCGCACTGTCTCGGCTTGCAGCAGCCTGCTCAGCCGCTTCCCGTGCGTCCTGTCTCATCTGACTTACATCTGCCTGTGCTGCTTCTGTTTCCTGCTGAGACAGTTCTACTGCTGCCCGGCTCGTTTCAACCTGTTTCGCCTTGTTGACTACATCGTCATGCATTGCGATCGCCTCCGGGGTCAATTGTCCTGGCAGGGTCAACATCTGCCACATTTCTGTGTTTTTGCCCGGTTCTGGCGCAATTCCGGATATTTTCTGCGGAAAATCTACCTTGCAGAAATACGAACCTCCCTGGTAGCTCACCATGTCGAGATACTCATATAAGGTTGATTTACTATATTCCCCGCAAGGGTTTAGCGCGATATTGCCCAAATCCGTTGCGACGTAGTTATTTTCTGTACTTGGCATCTTATCTCTCCCTTCTAAATTACAATGCTAATTTATATTTCAATCGGCTGCGCTCGCGATCAAAACGAATCTTATCTACACTCGGGTCAGAATACATTATCAGTCGGCCTTTTTTAGTAACATTAAACGCTGCAAAATAAACATTGCCTGTCTCGCCTTTTAAGGAAGCTTCTTTCTCCTTAACATATTTATCAATGTCCCTCTTTCCTTCCTCGACTCGTCCATCTATGCCTTCCGCTGCATTTTTTGCCTCGGTCGCATAATATGCCGCGTTATCTCTTTTTCGGTCAGGATAGTCTGCGTGGCCATGCGCCCAAGACTCTGACTCTTTCGCACTATCAATTACTGTCTGTTTCGCCTCGCCAAACGCTGTCATTAACTGTTCGTATAAGGTTTGTGAAGGTTCTGGAATATCTCCTGTACGGTATCCTGACTCGTATAATTTAACTGTAACAATGTTTGCAGTAATAAGATTACCTGCAATGATTGACACAGAAAATGATGTGCCTGTAAGTACTTCGGCAGGGATTAAACATGTATCCGTATCTCCGAGCAAAATCGGAACTGTCTCACCATCCCCGCCGTGAAACAAAGCTGTTTTGCTTTTTCCTGCCCAGTCTTCCGTCTGAAACTCAAATTCTGCATGCAAATAATTTCTACTGTTACGAACCGGCACGAAAGTATCTGTTCTGGCAATAATCTGATTATTTACAACAAAGTGTAATACCGGCTGCATTTTCATCCCCCCTTCTATAAAATTCTTGGGATTAACATTAGTTCTAAATATGTTTTGCTAGTGATAACTTTAGAGTCTCCCTTTATTTCAAAATGTTGTTGTTCACCCACATTAAGATTAAACCGTTGTATTTTTCCTTCTGAATATTTATATGCTACTGCGGTTCCGGGTCTATAATAATAATAGACTATCATCCCTTCCGGAATAATAATTGCTAACTTTCTTGAGGCCTTCACGCTAAAAGTAGTGCTCTTTAAAACTGAAGAGCTTAATGTAAAAGTCAAATCTATTATGTCAGTCAATTTTTTTATCTGTCCCCTTACTGCTGCTCCAGCAGTGTCATACGTTGTGCCATCTACACCGACTCTCACATCCACTAATTCGTTTGTATAATCTGGAATTTTTACTTTTCCGTCATAATCTAATATGTGTATAGTCGTATAAAGTGTTATCCACGTATCATCAAAATCGGCTTCTCCAGTGAAAGAAATCGTATCACCCTCATTTAAGCTAACAATAAAATTTGTAAATTCTTCGTCAGTCTCTCCCACTAAACTAATCATGTATTCGTTTTTTTGTACATCATTAATTTTTAACCTTGCATATTGTCTACCCGTGGACGCATTTGCACCGGTAACTTGAACTTTACAATCAAATGAATACAACCCACTTTTTTTAATCTGAATCTTCGAATCACTGGAAATTGTTATGAAATTTCCTAAATTTTCAGATTTAGAACTAATGTTTTTGAAAACATTTAAAGTTGTCTCTGCAGTAGATGCCTGCGCATCATTTTTACATGACATTAAAAAATTATCTGCTGTATATTCTACAAAATTATCTGGCTTAACTTTAACCAAGTTATCAATTCTTTTACGCTCTGTATCTACATCTGATTTACGATCGGCTATTTCTCCATCGAGATTAGATGATATTTTATTTATTTCTCCCACTGTCGCCGCTACACTATCCGGATGCCCTGTCGCATCTTTATAGCATTGTTCTATCGCATCATGAATGCTGCTACGAACTTCTTCCCCATAAACGGCTTCTTTTATCTTTTTCAGGTACTCATTTATAATTCCCATCTTTCCTCCTTTCTACCCTATACGTTTCCACATATAACAAGTAATGTACGGCTGTATATTGTTGTGGGGGGCATTACTACCTGTTTTTCCAATATTATTTCCTGTTGATGCACCAGTATTAGAACTATGACAAGAAATAATTGTGTTCCCACTACTATTTATCGTTACATTTGTACGTTTCGCGTAATTGGCGTGTGTGTGTGACGGCATTTCATTAATTGATAATTCATGTGTTTTTTCGCCGCCGGTTTTCTCTATAGTTGAAAAGTCACTGTCAGATGTATCTACTCCCACAGGCACCCTTCCACTTCCCCAGGCTACCCAGGTGCCTCCGAAAAGTTTTTCCGGATTCGTGTCGTTTATGCTCATATAGATGCTGCCGATGGGATAGATTGTGTTGAATGTGATTTCTCCTGCTGCCTTTATTGCTTCTGCGGCATTTTTCTCGGCTGTTGTTGCCCTTGCTGCCGCTCCGCTTGCTACT